TTACTACAACAAATTCCCTAAATACCCGCCTTATCTCAATTGAGCTAGGCCTAGGGATATTTGATTAAAACTTACAGAATGCTATAATACATTAGGAGAAAAAAATGCCAAATTATTCAAATTTATCAACCCAGATCGATGCGATCAAGAGTGAAATATCATCCTCTCTCGCAGCATCTGCCTATTCCGCTCAAGATCTAGTATATGTAGCCAAAGCGCTACAAGCGCTAGGTTCAGTAGTTGCACCAGATGGTGTATCTAATATCACGGTTAACGACAATATTTATCTTGGCACAGCAGCAGAAGCGTTTGCAACCACTGCTGCTCTAACAAATCCTAATTTAGTAATTGCTGTAACTGAAACAGATTATGCACAAATAGCATTCACAAACAGATCTTCAAATGCCAATGCATCTACAGATATTATTCTTTATTCAAATAACGGTACTGATGCTTCTGGATACATTGACATGGGTATTACATCTTCTAACTTTGCCGACCCAGACTTTACAGTTACTGGTAAAGGTGACGGATACATATTTATGGTCGGAGCAGATGCGGGATCAACAGACCGAGGAAACCTAGTATTTGCAACTTCAGATACTGGAACACAAAACAAGATTATTTTTGCTGCAGGAGGATTGGCTTCTGATAACGAACAAATGTCCATTACTCCAGATCAAAATGTGCACATTGAAATTGCAACACCCTCTACATCACCTACAACTGGAGCGTTAACAGTAGTTGGCGGAGTTGGTATTTCAGGAGATGTTAACATTGATGGAACAATTACATTCGGCGGAGCTGGAACTACAGTGGAAACATCAAACCTTGCAGTTACAGATCCCCTTATCTTTACAGGAAATGAAAACCAAGGAGACGCACTTGACCTAGGATTTGTTGGAGAATTTGCAAATGCAATTTCAACAATTACCAAGACAGTATCTAATAAAGCGCTTACATCTAACGTAGCAACACTTACTACATCAGCAACTCACGGATTCTCCGTTGGAGACATTGCTGTTGTTACAGGTGTAGATGCAACCTTTAATGGAACTCACTATGTAACAGGTGTGCCAACAACAACAACTTTTACTTTTGCTAAAGAAAACGCTAACGTAACTTCAGCGGTTGCAACAGGCTCAGTTTCAGTATCAGGACAGCGCAGATTTGCGGCGGTAGCAAGAGATGCCTCTGACGGAGTCATTAAATTCTTAACAAACATTACAACAAAGCCTACAACTACAATTAACTTTGCGGAGGCAGGAACAGTATACGCAGATATACTAGTAGATGATATTACAGCAGATGCAATTACTGCAACATCAGCTACAATTGGCGATGTATCAAATACAGAGCTACAGTATCTAAATGGAGTAACATCTGCAGTTCAAACACAATTAGACGCTAAATTAGCGTCAGCGACGGCGGCAACAACATATGCCCCACTTGCTTCTCCAACATTAACTGGAACACCATTATCAACAACAGCGGCGGCAGATACAAATACAACTCAAATTGCTACAACAGCATATGTAGTTGGACAAGGATATCTAAAGTCTGCTACAGCATCTTCAACATATGCACCATTAACAAATGCTAACCTTGTTAGCCCAGTTCTACAGTCTCCAGAAGAAGTAATTACAGTAGCTGCAACTGCAGCAACTGGCACAATTAACGTAGATCTTGCATCATCTGCAATTCACTACTACACTGCAAATTCTGCAGCGGACTTCACATTTAATTTTAGAGGCGATGGATCAACAACATTAAACTCTATGCTAAATGTTGGCGGAACAATATCAGTAGCATTTATGATTACAAATGGTTCTACTGCATATAAGCCAGCATCAACATCAGTAACAATTGATGGAGTTACAGTTACTCCAAAATGGAACGGTGGAGCAGCACCAGCGGCGGGAAATGCAAACTCAATAGATGTTTATACATTTACAATTATTAAAACAGCATCAGCAACTTATACAGTTCTAGCTACCCAATCAAAGTTTGCATAAGGGAGGGCATAAATGCCAATTATAACTACAATACGTGGCAATATAAGCCCATTCGGAAAAAGATCTTTAAGTCTTAGAGATTCTACTGGAGGATCAATAACAACTGCTGGTGGATATAGAATACATACCTTTTCTTATACTGGAGCCAGCCAGACATTTGAAGCAGCAGCTAGTGGATCGGTTGAATATTTAATTGTTGCAGGTGGCGGATCTGGCGGAGACAATAATTATCAAGCTGGTGGTGGTGGAGCTGGAGGAATGCGTTCAGGTACAGTTTCTGTAACTTCACAAAATTACACTATTGTTGTTGGTAATGGTGGAACTACTCCAGGTACAAGTGGAGGAATTCAAGGCGAGAACTCTTCAGCATTTTCTATAGTTTCTTCAGGTGGTGGTTTTGGTGGTTCAGAAAACGTACCTCCATCTTCTGGTGGCTCTGGAGGTGGTGGGTCCTGGTATACAAATAGTACAGTTGGTGGTTCTGGAATTGCTGGACAAGGAAATTCAGGAGGAAATATGTTAGGCGGAGCATTTGAACCAGCTAGTCCATATTCTTGTGCAGGTGGTGGGGGCGCAGGTGGCGTTGGTGCAAATGCAAATAAAAACGATAGATACTCTGGCGCAGGCGGTGTAGGTCTTTCATCTTCAATTTCTGGAACGTCAACCTTTTATGCTGGCGGCGGCGGAGGTGCTCCTAGAACTAACGCATCAGCTTCAGGCGGCCCAGGTCTTGGTGGAGAGGGCGGCAATGGCGGCGGCGGTAGAGGTCGTGATGCCAATGACGACAACGGAACTAATGGAACTAACGGTAGAGGCGGCGGCGGCGGAGGCAAACGTGCTGGCGGTTCAGGAATTGTAATCGTAAGGTATGCAATCTAATGGCTATATCAAGACTAGCAACATCTAATCCAGCATCTAATACAGATATACTTTTGTATACTGGATCAAGAACTATTTTAACTTCAGTTATTGCTACAAATAAATCTTCAGATGCCGCAACAATTAGAGTATGGGTTGTTCCATTAGATCAGGATGCAACTGCTGCAAATCATGTATTTATTTCTTACAACGTTTCAATTAGCGGGAACAACAGTCTTGAGACTTTTAGATTCCCCGTTTTAACTGGAGATAAAGTTTATGTGCGGGCATCAACAGGAGATATTTCATTTAGCCTTTCAGGTATAGATGATACAACAGTTACTGGGCTTGAGTATGCGACCTTAGAGGCGCTTATTCTGGGCTTGGCATAGGAGATATAGTATAATAACAATATGGCAAATTTCGGGAATGTAAAGTCAACTTCAGTAGGAACCTCGGCGGTAAACCTAAAGGTTGTAACTACCCCTACCCTTGTAACAGGATGTAATATTCTAAACAAGACTGGATCGACTGCCTCAGTATCTCTTTATGTAACAAACACCTCAGTAGATTACTACATATTTAAAAACAAGCAGATTGACGGAAATACAAATATAGAGGCAATAACAGGAAACAAGATTGTCCTCGTAAGCGGCGATACATTAAAGGCAATATCAGATGTTTCAGCCGCCTTTGATATAATTGTTTCTACACTGGACGGATTCTAATGGCCACAATATCTAACCCAAATCAGGTCTCAGACCTCAGCTTCGCAAATAGCACATTTTATGGATTTAAGATTATTGCCGATACAGGCAAGTTCTACGTCCATGTAATAAATGACGGGTCAACCGTAGAATTACCAGTAGATGACGTACTAAAAGATAATCAGTATAGGACTTGGATTTGGACCAAAAATACTGTACAATTTAGTTGGGACGGCACAAAGAAAACACACCTTAAGATGGAGATAAAATAATGACACAAATTATAGATTTAGGCAAACTTAGATTTCACTGGGCTGACTCATGGAGTTCATCCACAGAATACGAATTAAACGACGTAGTCAAATACGGTGGAAACGCATACGTTTACACAAACGCAGTTGCGACAACTGGTAACCTCCCAACTAACACCACATATTGGAAAACAATGGTGGAAGGAATCAACTTCTTAGGTGTATATTCATCTGGCACAGCATATAAGCCAGGAGACTCAGTAACACATGGCGGAAACCTATACCTTGCAGAAAATGCTACAACTGGAAATACTCCACCAAATGCTACATATTGGTCAAAGCTTGCAAGCGGTATTCAATACGAAGGTGCATACAGTTCAAGTACAGCATATCAAAAAGATGACATTGTATCTTACGGCGGAAGCGTATATATTGCTCTTTCAGATTTTACAAACTACGTTCCAACTAACACAACCTATTGGGCAAAATTAGTAGACGGTACATATCCAGCACAAGAAGGCCTAGCAAATTATATTTTAAAGACAGATGGTACAAACGTATCATGGACAAATGCCCCAACATTAGATGATGCAACAATTGCTGATGATCTAATTGTAGGCGGAACAACATATGCTGGAAATTCTGCAGATAATTTTGATACTGACGCAGTCCTAACTGGAGCCAAAGCAGTATTTGATATGGACTCATCTCCATATGGACAGATTGCAGTACACAACTCAAACACAACTTCATCAACAGATGTTATTGCATATTCCGCAAATGGAGTAGATGCCTCTGGTTGGATTGATATGGGTATCACTGGAGAAGACTTTAACCAGGCGACATTTGGAATTACAGGACCAAATGATGGATACATCTTCATGCAAGCCCCAGAAAAATTTACAGAATCAGTAACAAACAAAGCACTGACAAACAATGTTGCGACATTAACAATTGGAGCAAATGACTTTAGAGTAGGGATGCCAGTAGTTGTTACTGGAGTAGATGCTACATTTAACGGTACATATACAATTACAGCCAGAACATCAACAACATTTAGTTATGCAAAAACTGCCTCAAATGTTTCTTCGACAGCAGTTTCTCCTTCAGGAACAGCAGTAGCTGGAAAAACAGGAGCAGGTAATCTAGTTCTCGCAACTGGAGCAAATGGTACTGATAATAAGATTATATTTGCAGCAGGCGGATATGATTCTGGTAATGAGCAAATGAGCATTACTCCTGATGAAAATGTTCATATTGAAATTGACACTCCTTCAACATCTGCTACAACAGGAGCACTTACTGTTGTCGGTGGAGTAGGAATCTCAGGATCAGTTAATATTGCTGGTAACACAACAATTACAGGTAACTTAACATTCGGCGGAGGATCAACAACTACTTCAAACCTTGCAGTTTCAGACCCACTTATTTTTGTAGGAAACGCTGCAACTGGAGACACAAACGACCTAGGTATCATTCAAGAATATCTGACTGGTGGATCAACCAAGTATTCTGGTATAACTCGTGATGCAACTGATGGGATTACCAAATTCTTTAATGGTGCTTCAACTAAACCAGTTTCAACAGTTAACTTTGCAGAAGTTGGTTTAGCATATTCAGGCATCAAGGTTGGTTCAGTTGATGCAGCAGCAATTACAGGTTCAGGAAACCTTACAATTGCAACAGATAAACTAATTGTAAATTCATCAACTGGAGCAGTAAGCATGGCAGGAGCGCTAGGCGTGTCTGGTCTACTTACAGCATCTGGTGGAATCACTTCTTCTGGATCATTAACATTCTCAGGTGGTGCTTCATTTAGCGGAACTACAGATGTTCAGGAACTTCGTGAGCAAGTTGTAGACGTAACACTTTCTTCAAATGCTGGAACGCTTGATTGGACAGCAGGTAACATTTATTATGTTGCTACTGCACCAACTGGTAACATGACATTTAATGCAACAAACGTTCCAACTGATAATTCAAAGATTATGACCATCAACGTGTTTGTAACACAAGGTTCTACTGGTTATATTCCAGGAACATTCCAAATTGGTGGATCATCACAAACAATTCGCTGGGCAGGTGGTTCTGCTCCAACAGCAACATCATCAGCAGGAAAGATTGACGTATTCTCATTCACAATGCAAAGAACTTCTGCTGGTGCATGGCTTGTGTACGCTACTTCATCACTTAACTTCTAAGGAGGCCAAATGCCTGTAATAAACAGCACAAGAGGCGTCTTTGGTTCACAATCATCAATACTTGCCATCGGCGGAGAACAAACGCTAGAAGTTTTATTGTTTGGTGCTGGCGGAGGTTCTGGATCATCAAATAGAGTAAATGACGGATATAGAACATCGGTTTATTATAGAACTAAAGAAGGTGGCGCAGGTGGAGTTGTTTACGCATCCTATAAAATAAAAAAAGGAACATCTATTGGATTTTCAGTAGGTGGTGGTGGTCGTGGCGGAGGACAGCAGGGCAACCCTTCAGATGCTTCTGGTGGCTACAATGGCGGCGGCGGAGGAACTTACGGCACGTATGATCTGTCTGGCGGCGGCGGAGGATACACTGCTATTTTTGCTTCATCAGTTGGTAAAAATCAAAACGGAATTATTGCATTAGCTCCTGGCGGTGGCGGTGGTGGCGGTGGCCCAGGTTATCCAGCAAACGTAAATGGTCAAGCTAATGGTGGCGGTGGCATAACAACTAATGGAGTTGGAAATGCTGGAACTCGTCAATACGGATATTATGGAAATATAGCAGGCGGAGGAACTTTAACTTCTGGCGGTGTTGGTGGAGATGCACTGTCTAGTGCTCCAACAGGAGGAGATGGACAAAGTGGTTCTGCTTTAACAGGAGCTAACGCTTATCATTGGAGAAATGCCTGGGGTTCAGGCGGAGGCGGCGGAGCAGGATGGTTTGGCGGTGGCTCTGGAGCTAACGATGGAGATTCCTGGGACGGTGGTGGAGGAGGAGCAGGCTCTGCATTTATTAGAGGATCTGGTCTTTCATACAATGCTGCTGGATTAACAGCAATTTCTGGTGTGACATACACAACACATACATTTTATACACAAACTTACGGAACATACGGAGACGGAAGCAATCCAGTATACAGTGCTTCTCCAATGGGCACCCCATCTGGTGCTTTAAATAGTATGCGTATGCCAGTGCAAACTACAAATCCACAATATCCAGGAAATACAATTGCATATGGTGGCATATTTAATAATGCTGGCACAGGTGGTTTTGTAGGAATTGATGGACGGCCTGGCGCAATAGTTTATAGAATTAATGGTGGTGCATGGACAACTGTTTCTTACAGTGGTTCAGACACAACACTATCACTTTAGGAGAATAATATGCCATTTGTAAATAGCACAAGAGCAATATTTGGAGCACAAGGAAGGCTTGCAAATAATCCCCCTGCAATAATTGGAACACTAGCAAATCCAGCTACAAGTGGTGTTGCATTAAAAAATGGTGGATACGCAAGTGGTGTTTATTATATTAAAACTTCTGGAATGGCAACAGCAGTACAAGCATATGTAGATAATGATTTTTCTGGCGGAGGATGGATTCTTTGTACATATGGATTTGCGGCGGATACAGCTGGAAGCACTTCAAATAGAGTTATGCCAAATATGAATCATGACGGATCATCATTTCCTTATAATAGTTCAAGCAGAGCAAGCTCAAGAGGAATATTAGCAGCACCTGGTGGACAAAAATCAACTTTATTAATTGCAAAGGCATCTACAGAATGTTTAATGGCAGCTGGAGGAAATCCATCATCTGGTGGAATTGATAACTATAATTATGCATGGAAATTTACAATACCATCTCCATCATCGCTAACTTTTGCAAATCATTCAAATTACTATAATGGATCAATGGGAATATCTACTGTCACTGTTTATGGATTAAAGGGTGAAACTGGAACATACACTGGAAAACAATTATTGACAGAATCATTAGGTACATCATGGGGAGATTCATATCCAACTGGATATGGTCCAGTAACAATAGCTAGCGATACAGTTAGATCAGGAACCTGGAACTCTGGTCCACATTTTCCATCAATTCATTCTGGGTCAAGAAATAATGCAAGAGGAAATCCAATTTCTTCTTCACCTGATTTAGGATTTAATGGATTTTTTGAAGGAGAATCACACTACACATACCGTGGCTGGTATACAGCAACTGGAAACGGTTACACTGGGCAGATGTCTATTTGGTTTAGATAACCATGCCGTTCGTAAATAGCGTAAGAGGATCTTTTGGTACACAAGGAAGATTTGGTTTTGGTAGTGGATTGCTATCTTCTTCATCTGGCGGAACAATAACAACATCAGGTTCATATAGAATACATACATTTTTAATTGGTCAAACAGGAACTAACTTTACTTCTTCAGGTGCAGGCACAGTTGAGTATTTAATTATTGCTGGCGGCGGAGGTGGAGGCTGGGGTGCATCTAGCTATGATGGTAATGGCGGTGGTGGAGCTGGCGGATATCTATATGGAACAACAAATATTTCAGGAACATCTTATGCAGTAACAGTTGGGAATTCAGGAACTGCTGGAACAAAAAGAACTTCTGGTGATGGATTAGGTTATGGTGGAAATGGAGGAGCTTCTTCTGTATTTTCATTTACAGCATTTGGCGGCGGGGGCGGTGGAACAGATAGTTATAATAATAATTCTGGATTAACTGGTGGCAGTGGTGGCGGAGCAAGTTGCAGTGGAAGCAGTGCAAACAATCCTCAATTCTCTGGAGCAGCAGGCACTGTTGGCCAAGGAAATCGTGGAGGAAATGTTTTAATTGGCGGAGGAGGACCTGGTGGTGGAGGCTCAGGCGGAGGTGGCGCAGGATCAGTTGGTGGAGATGGAACTCAAAGCGCAAATGGTGGAAGTGGCGGAGCAGGACTATCTAATTCAATTTCAGGAACATCTTTGTTTTATGCAGCAGGCGGTGGAGGAAGTAGTTGGACAAATTCTGGTGGCACTGGAGGATCTTCAATCGGCGGAAATGGAGCTGCAAGAGTACCTGCAATAAATGGAACCGTAGGAACAAATAATAGAGGCGCAGGCGGCGGCGCAGGAACCAATGAATACACATCTGGACAAGGTGGCACTGGTATTGTTATAATTAGATATGCGATTTAAATCAACACAAAATATATTTAAAGATTTTGGCGAAGTGTTTGAACAATCATGGATGGACTCCAACAAAGTTGGTATGCCACCGAAAACAGAATGGGATTATTCTCGCCAACTACAAATTGAAGATGTAGATATTTGGGAAGTTATTTATGAACAAGGCGGAGCAGTAGGAGTATATGCTGCATGGTCACCATATGCTGAATTCTACATGGTAAGAGTTGGCTGGCAAAAAGAAGCTCAAGGATATGGAGTTGAAACATATTATGGTCCAGGAGCACAAAAACAAGTACAGAACAGAATGCGTGAAATGAGCATTCCTTTTAGTGTTAATCAAACATGGGTGGAACCAGAAGATATGTGGTTATATAAATAATTGAGGTATAATTAAACCATGCCTGGATACTTGACTAATAGATATATTACCTTGAACCCCGCCGCCGATGTTCAAACGGTAGCAACAAGCGTAACAACCCTTGCCTCAAGAGTAACTGAGGCGGAATCAAGCATAGATGATCTTAGCCTTAATATAGGCGTTTAAACCTACTTAATGCTATAATTTCATAAGGAGATACACATGACACTTGCAACAGAAATTGGTTTAGTTAAAACGGAAATAGCTTCATCGCTAGCCGCTTCCCTATATACCGCAAAAGATTTAGTATACGTAGCAAAGGCAATTGAAGCCCTAGCAAATGCTGAGACAACCACAGGTTCATTTTCAAGCGTAGATGTAACCTCAATTCTATATGTAGGACCAGCAGCCCAGACATTTGAAACAGCGGCGGCACTAACTAACCCAGTAATTGTTGCACAGATATCAAATAATGATTATGCTCAAATAGCATTTAAGAATACCAGCTCAGGCGCAAACGCTTCAACAGATTTTATAGCATACTCAAATAACGGAACAGACGCAGATGGTTATATCGATATGGGTATTACTTCATCAAACTTTGCCGACCCAGATTTTACTATTACTGGAAAAGGCGATGGCTATATATTTATGGTCGGTGCTGAAGGCGGGCAAGATCAAGGTAACCTAGTATTTGCTACAGGAGACACAGGTTCACAAAACAAAATTATTTTCGCAGCAGGTGGCTTAGCATCTGACAACACTCAAATGGTTATTACACCAGATGAGAATATTCATATTGAAATTCCAACAGATTCAACATCGCCTTCAACAGGTGCATTGACAATTGTTGGCGGTGTGGGTATTCAAGGTGATATTAATATCGCAGGTAACGTAACATTTGGCGGAGCAGGAACAACTCTTGAAACATCTACTCTTGCAGTAGCAGATCCTCTAATCTTCGTAGGAAGCGGCAACACAACAGATGCTGTTGATCTAGGATTAATTGCAGAATATGGTACAGCATTAGCTTCAACACTAACAGGCACAATTACAAATAAAGCATTGACTTCAGATGTAGCAACACTTACAACTGGAGCAACACACGGATTTGCAGTTGGAGATATTGTAGTAGTAGGTTCAGTAGATGCAACATTTAACGGAACTCATGTAGTGGCAAGCGTTCCAACAACTACAACATTCACATTTGTCAAGGATGCAGCAAACGTAACATCTGCCGCAGTTAGCCCAACAGGAACATTTTCAGCGGCAACAAAACGCAGATTTGCAGGAGTTGTTAGAGATGCATCAGACGGTGTAATTAAAGCATTCAAGGATGCTACTATTAAGCCATCTAGCTCAGTTAACTTCTCAGAAAGCGGACTAGCATTTGCAGATATGAGAGTGGCTGCATTAACAGCATCTTCAATTACAGTCGGAGATGTATCAAACACAGAATTTGGATATTTGAACGGTGTTACAAGTGCCATTCAAACACAGCTAGATGCTAAAGCCGTATATCCATCACAAACTTCTAACAGTGGTAAATATCTTACTACTGACGGAAGCGTAACATCTTGGGCAACGGTAGATGCCCTTCCAGCACAAGCAAATAATTCTGGATATTATCTAACCACAAATGGTACAGCGGCATCATGGGCAGCACTTGTCACTGATCCGAATCCACAAATATTCATGATGATGGGAGCATAACATGCCAACAACTTATAAGGTACTAGGAAGAAAAGCTTCAGCGGCTACAACAATGGAAGAACTCTATGCAGTTCCTTCAACTACTTCAGCAGTAGTTTCAACAATTACAGTATGTAACAGAGCGTCGGCAGCAAGAACATACAGAATTGCAATTAAGCCAGCAACAGGAACAACACTTGCTGATGAACATTATATTGCATATGATGTAGCAATTGCTGCAAATGACACAACTGCGCTGACACTTGGAATTACACTTGCAACTGGTAATTCAATTCAGGTATACGCATCTGCGTCAGGTTCATTAACTTTCCAGGCTTTCGGCTCAGAGATCGCTTAATTTCTTAGAAAGGAAGTTATAGACCATGGCTGTGTCACGTTTTTCTAACTTACGGCTTAGTGAAGGGCTTCCTAAGTATCAAAGTTTTTATGCAAATGCTTCAATATCAGTAGAGTACCTAATCATTGGTGGTGGTGGTGGTGCTGGATCTTATGGTGGTGGTGGAGCGGGAGGCTACCGTTGTTCTGTACCAGGAGAATTATCAGGTGGCAACTCATCTGCCGAACCTGTATTTGTAGCAGAAAAAGGAGTTACGTATTCTGTAATTGTTGGTAACGGAGGACTTCCTGGAGGAAGCTACATTAATCTAGGATCAAGTGGAGAAAATTCATCATTCTTTAATATTGTATCATTTGGTGGCGGAGGCGGAGGTCGCAACGACCAAGAAAATGCTTTAAATGGTGGTTCTGGTGGTGGTGGCGGTTATGGTAACCCATCAGTTAACGCTTCTATATCAATAGGTGGATTAAGACTTTTTTCACAAGGAAACAAAGGCGGTAATGGTACAAACAACACTGGTACTGGATCTTATTCTGGCGGTGGCGGCGGCGGCGCTGGAGCAATTGGCGGTAATGCAACCTCAAGTGTTGCTGGCAACGGTGGAAATGGAATTGCATCATCTATTACTGGCTCATCTGTAACTCGTGCTGGCGGAGGCGGAGGCACTACTTGGCAGTCATCAAATACGGCAGGAAGCGCAGGTTCTGGCGGCGGTGGCGCTGGTAGTAAATGGAACAATCAAACTTCAACTTTGCCGACAGCAAATGCTGGAAGTGCAAATACTGGCAGCGGTGGCGGTGGTTCTGGTGCAGGCGGTTCAGGCGTAGTAATACTTAGAGCAACCGTTCCAGCAACTCAAACTACTGGTTCACCCATTTACACAACATCAGGTTTATATCATATTTATCAATTTAATGGAAACGGGAGTATTACTTACTAATGGCTATTCGTAAATTTTCTAGATCAAGTACTAAATCTGGAGTTAAGTCGTTTGATTTTTGGGATCAAATTACAGGACCAACAGTATCTATTGAATATCTTTTAGTTGCTGGCGGCGGAGGCGGAGGCGGAGGACAATACAATGGCGGAGGCGGCGGAGCAGGTGGATTTCGTTCATCTTTTAATGAAACTGGAGGCGCAGGCTCTTTAGAGTCTAATTTAATTTTAAATAAAGGAACTACTTATACAATTATTGTTGGTAACGGTGGTGTTGGTGGAATTGAAGGAACACCTGCTGGGGTTGGTGGAAATTCATCTATAAGTGGTGATGGGATTACCACTATAACTTCAATTGGCGGCGGGCGTGGTGCAAATCATAATGGAAATCAAGCTGGCGGTAATGGTGGTTCTGGTGGTGGAGGAAGCCAAGGCGCTGGTGCAGCAGGTCTTGGTAATAGTGGTCAGGGATACGACGGCGGTGGATTGACTTACGCTATGGGCTGCGGTGGTGGAGGAGCTGGAGGAGTTGGTTTAAATTTAATTACTAACCCTGGCGGTGGTCCTGGAATTATATCTACAATTTCTGGTTTATTAGTAACTTATGCAGGAGGCGGAGGTGGAGGTGGACGACAAGCCTACGGAATCTCTGCTGGTCTCGGTGGATCAGGCGGTGGTGGCAATGGCGGCGCTGCAACTGGAAGCAATGGTACAAATGGCTTAGCAAATACAGGCGGTGGTGGCGGTGGAGTTGGAAGCGATGCTGATAATTCAACATCCAGAACTGGTGGAGCAGGAGGAAGCGGGATAGTTATAATTAGATCTTCAATTGCAGCAGCATCTTATACTGGAACAGTTACACTTACTCAAGCACAGGGTGATCAAGTTTATAGTTTTACATCTGGTACTGGCACAATTACATTCTAATAGTATAATAATATTATGAGTTATCAACTTAAGGTAATTAAAGATTATCCGATTGGCTTTTGGCCGTTGGATGAGTCTTCGGGTACCACCGCTTCTGATATTTCAGGATGCGGAAACAATGCCACATATGTAGGATCACCTGCATCAAATATATTACCATTAGTTTCAGGCGGGGTATCAGGAACAAAGATAACAGATACAGCATATATAACTGTACCAGTTACAAAAGATTATTACGGGGCAACAGTAGGAGCAGGATTTGCAACATCCTATACTTCAGACAATGACTTTACAATGGAAGCATGGGTATATCCATCAATTGAGTCTTCTTCAGAAACCCCACTTTTTGCAGATTCTACAAATGATATAGGATTATTCTGGGAAAACGGCGATATAGTATTTAAAGTATCAGATACAGAGTCGGTTAGATATTGCGTTACATACAGCAAGAAATCTTTACACATAGTTGGAGTTTATTCAGTAGGTTCCATAAGTCTTTATATAGACTCATTTGTTGTTGATTCAAAATCTCTATCAAATTTTAAATTTACAAACACCACACTTGGACTACAGGTTGGTCCAACAACTGTTTCTGGAGATACATTTACAGTAGATGCCCCAGCAGTATACAGATATGGCCTACAACCAGAATCAATTAGAAGTCATTATGTAGATGGCAATATTACAACCTCTGCAATCAATGTAGTTTATCCAGATAAAGGAATATTGTTTACTGGCACAGACGCAACTATAAAAGCGGTAATGGATTATTCATATCCAGCCAGCAAGCCTTGGTCTGACTTTGTAGACGACAACACCTATTACGATTCAACTAAAAGATATATTACTTTTTATAAAACAGATACAGTAGAGACCAAAACATTTATTATAAATGACTATTTCTTTATACCTTCACAGATAGGACTTACTACTTCAAAAATTGAGTGGCGGAATGATTTAGGAATAACAGTAGAATCAAGCGTAGATGGAGTTACTTATGCTCAATGTACAAATGGACAACCCTTGCCTCAATATACAAAAGACTCATTTAATTCATCTGGCAATGTCTATATTAAAATTACAATGTCTACTACAGATGCCAGTAAATATCTACCAAAACTATCATTCTTCTGTATAACCTTCTATGCTGATAGAACAATATACGCAGATAACTTTGGAGACAAGATAACCTCATCTACCGATTATTATTTGGGATCTTTAAATTATCCAGTTTTATCCCGCCATTATATGAATGGAATTCGAGCTAAAAATGCAGCAGGATTTAATTTAAATGCATCTACATCTGTGAAATCCGTAGAAATGCTCTTTACACCGCTTACGTTGGCCGCTAACACCCTTTTCTATGCCTCCAACCCTTCTACTACCAGACTGGCCTGGAACGGCTCTGGAGTGGTTTCTAAGGCCAATATAGCCAAGATATATGTAAACAATATAGATGTAACTAATCAAACAAACATTAGTTCATATTTAGTTGAAGAAGAGCCACATCATATCGTAATAGTATTTACCACCGCAGTAACTGGGACATTGAAATTAAATTATGAGTCTACTGGTGGCCCAAGTAACCTATATAAGAATATTGCAACCTATGATTCTGAATTAACGGCATCAAAAGTTGAAACTCATTTTGAGCTTTATTGTGGTAAGCCAGTAGAATCTATTACAGAAAATGCCATGACCCTGACAGAATTAGACACAGATTACTATAATAATGACTGGGTAGTACTGCAAAGTATATAATTTTGTCATACACCTTGACAAAAAGCTGGACTTAGACCTTAAAGAGTGGTAAAATAAACTTCTATGGATATCGGTAAAGCAAATACTAAGATTCTGCAAGAAGAATCAACCCTAGGAATCTATGTCTGGGAAATGCCAGACGGCAGATGGATTGGAGACGATGATGGGAACTTTCTTTCGATCACGTCCAAAAAAGGAAATAAATCCAGAATCGATGCTTTGGCTAGAGAAGTTCGCTCATACGGTATATATGAAGGCGGGCCTAAATTTCTTTCAGCTCGACGCAAGATTACAGACGAAGAGTACGCAGAACAAGAACAAAGACTTAGGTGGGGATTAGTTCCAGATCCTTTAGATATTGGAAATTATAAAGACGAAATGAAAAACTTGAGGGCAGAGGGACAGTAATGATTAAATACGAAGAAGATGATAACTCACAAGAGATAGCAATATCTAATGTTGCCGACTGGATGAAGTTTAATACTCCAAGAGAGCAAACAAGTACAGACCTATTTAAAGTAAGCGGAGAAGACCTCACAAAAATATCAGGACTAAGTCCTGCATTCCGTCGTAAGATGAGTAGAGAATTACAAAAGCGTTTTCAAGGTATTGAAGGAACTGAGACACAGCAGAATTTATTAGCACAAGCAATTACTGGCTATGCCATGTTCGATCTTATCGAGCCACCTTACAATTTGGATTATCTTTCAACTATCTATGAAATTTCTCCATATAACTATGCAGCAATCAATGCTAAGGTTTCAAACATCGTAGGGCTTGGTCACGATTTTATTGAGACAAGAAAAACAAACGAAGCATTTGATAATATTACAGATGAGAAAGCATTAGAACGTGCTCGCAGAAAGTTAAATAGACTTCGCCAAGATTTATATGATTGGCTAGAGCAATGCAACGAAGAAGAAACATTTACAGAAACATTAATTAAGGCCTACACAGATGTTGAGGCAACAGGAAATGGATATATCGAAATCGGCAGAACATCTGCTGGAAGAATTGGATATATCGGACATATCCCTGCAAAGACAATGCGTGTGCGTCGACTTCGTGACGGCTTTATTCAATTGCTGTATGGTAAGGCAGTATACTTCCGTAACTTTGGAGATCAAGAAACAGAGAACCCAATTGCAGGCGGACTAGATAGACCAAATGAAATTATTCATCTAAAGAAATACACACCAACAAATAACTACTATGGTATTCCAGATATCGTAGCATCATCAAATGCTATGGCTGGAAACGAGTTTGCTGGAAAGTACAACCTTGATTACTTTGAGAACAAAGCGGTTCCAAGATATATCATCACCGTAAAGGGCGCTAAATTATCAACAGAGTCTGAGCGTAAATTGCTTGAATTCTTCCAGGTCGGACTCAGAGGAAAGAATCACAGATCTCTATACATTCCGCTTCCCCCAGATTCACCAGACTCAAAGGTTGAATTTAAGATGGAGCCAATTGAGGCAGGAACTCAAGAGTCTTCATTTAACGTATATCGTAAATCTAATAGAGATGAAATCCTATTATCTCATCGTGTCCCAATTAATAAGATCGGAACTCCTGAAGGAGTTAATTTGGCAGTTGCAAGAGATGCCGATAAAACATTTAGAGAGCAAGTATGTCGTCCAGCCCAAATGAATTTAGAAAAGAAATTAAATAAAATTATTGAGGAAATGACCGACGCCCTACTTCTTAAATTTAATGAGCTAACTTTGACCGATGAAGATACCCAGTCAAAGATTGATGAGCGATATTTAAGGATGCAGGTAATTACCCCTAATGAGGTAAGAATTAGAATGGGTATGGTCCCATTGGACGGCGGAGATAAAGTCGTTGAATTAAAACCACAGGCAGCAGCAGAGCAAAGAGCACAGGCAGGGAAAACCAGAACTAGAGATTCTGAACGGTCCGCAAATTCCCCAGATATTTCTGGAGAAGGCCGAAATGCTCAGGGCGACGGAAGACAAGTCGACTAACCCTACTCAACTGATTATTTGCCTTATATACAATAACGTTATAAAATTAAGCATATGAATATTGAGAAATCTCTTTGGTCTTCGCATGGCGATAACATCACGTTATCCGTGCCATTTACCAAAGTAAACCGTGAAAAACGCACAGTCTCAGGATTTGCAACACTTGATAATGTTGACCAGACTGGTGATGTAGTCACCTCTGAGGCAAGCATGAAAGCATTCGAAAATTTCCGTGGAAATCTTCGTGAGATGCACCAGCCAGTTGCAGTAGGTAAGATTGTTTCTTTTAAACCAGAAACTTATTACGATCCAGCATCAAAGGAATTCTATAACGGAGTTTATGTAGATGCATACATTTCAAAGGGTGCTCAAGATACATGGGAAAAAGTTTTAGATGGAACCCTCGCAGGTTTCTCTATCGGCGGAAAGATTATTGAATCAGATAACGAAGTTAATAAGTCAACAGGTAAGACTGTAAGGTTTATTAAAGACTATGCTCTAATGGAGTTGTCAATTGTAGATTCGCCAGCAAACGAACTATGTAACATATTGTCAATCTCTAAGATGAACGGTCAGCTAGTATTTAAAGGAATGGCAGCAGATATCGTAACAGAAAATATTTTTTATTGTAACGAATCTGATTCAGTATTCATTTCCACAGAGTCATCATATGATTCCCCAGTTACAGGTAAGCCTGCAACATTGATCGGATGGGTAGAGTCAAACGATGTTAACAAAGCAAAAGAAATAGATAAGATTCTTGATTTACATAAAAAGTCAAGATTGTCGACGCCTGAAACACAAATTGCAAAACAGGCAGACATAGAAGGAGGTAAAGAAGTGTCAGATAA